CGATATGTTTTCCAATCATCTGCAAGTGTTAAATCAGAACTAGCTCTCCAATCAGTAACAGCTAACCTTTTATCTCTTTCCACCCTCAACAGTCTCATAGGCTCGGCATCTGTAAGTCTTGTTAATTCTGCATTTATTTCAGCTTCAGTTGGTGCTGTCTCACTTTCATTCCAGATTAAACCTGAGTAATCAAAACCACTCCAACTCCAACTTTGTGTTGGTTTAAGTGATGTTAATGCTTTGTGTACGTTGTATAACATTAGGTGTCTCCAAGACGTATAAATGTGGCACAATTTCTATTCTCAGTTGAAGATGAATCTAGTGCAACTGAGCCTTCGCTTGAAACTGCAAGTTTAACTTTTACATTAGTTGTATTTGTGACATCTACCAAAGTCTGAGTTGATACAAAACCATAAGTATATGAAGATATATCCGAGATATGATTAATACTAGTAGCTCGTCTATTATAAGTATTATTATCTGTAGTCACATGAATTTGTGTGGTAATCGTAGCTGATGAACCAGTATCTTCAAAATAACCTTGCCACTCTACTTTGTAAATTCCTGTAGAAGGAAATGTAAATATGCCTCCATTTTCTTCCATTAAATTTGAAGTATCTGTGCTTACAGGTAAAGTACCCTGCCCAGAACCATCAACTCTTTCCCAACCGCTTGTTAAATAACTAATACTATTACTTGTCGCAACATTAGAAGTTATTCTCCACTGGTCTGCCATTGTAATTCCACCAGATACAGTGGCATATTCCAACTGTCCTACTGCTGTTGCTCCACTACCAGTAATACTTTTAACTTTTAAGATTTTATCTGCTGCAATTTGGTTATCAGGCAAAATTAATGTATAAGATTGTCCAGCACTATGAGCAGGGGATTTTATTTTTACACCATGACTATTTTGATTGCAGTTAAGTTGTAAAGTACCATCATTTGTATTTCCCTTAATTTCAAATAATCCTGTACCGTTCGGGGCTACTTTTATATTTCCATTAGTTGTTGATGTATTAATTTCTCTTGTTAAAACATCTAAATTTCCCCCGAGTTGCGGTGAACTGTCATCAACTACGTTTGATATTCCACTGGCACCACTTAACGAACCCCATGCACCATTGTTATATCCTTCAAAGGTATTTGTCTCACTATTATGACGTATCATTCCAACAGCAGGGCTTCCATCCCTCTGTGCTGTCGTTCCACTAGGTAAGGTAATCGAAGAAGTAACACTGAATGTTGCTCTAGCTGTAAATGTATTGGCAACAGATAATGAAGCATGACCTAAGTTTGCAAGGCTGACATCACCTAAACTTACAAAAGCATTATTAGCAGCATTTCTAATTTTTAAAGTATTACCGTCAATATGTGGGACGTAAGCTGCAACACCTACCGACATTTCACCAGAACCTTGATTAACAGTACTTAATGCAGCAATTATCTGATTTAATTTAGTACGAACGACAAGACCTGTCCCATTATCAACGGTAAAACCTGATCCCCCTGTATTATCAACTCTTGCCATTTAAAAAATGTATTTGTTTACAGTATATATGTTTTAACCACCTTTACCAAACCCTACGGCAGTAAAATTAAAATTTCTATTTATTGAAGCGCCAGAACTGTTTTTGAATTGTACTTTAAATGATGAAGCGGTTATATCTGACAATGTGAAAAAATCACCAGTTTGTAAGTCACTTGCAGTTATACCAATAGAAGGAAGCTGACTATTTGCACCTAATAAAGAGCTTGTACCAACAAAGAAATCATTATCGAAAGACACTGTTGTTAATCCACTTGATGTTCGTGTTCCTGATTCAGTTCTTCTTTGAAGACTTGCTGTATAACCTAATTCTGTTACTTGTATTGTTTGCGTATCATCATTTGTAGTTAAAGTAGTTCTAAATTTAAATCCTCTTCCTTTAAAAGTACCATTTGCAAAAGTTTGAAAACCAGCGTAAGTTGCAGATCCAGAGCTAGGGTCATCTTGAGTTACATTTACTTCTAATATTGCGTTTACATCTACGCTGTCAGTACCATCAAAATCTTGTAAACTATCAATTAAACCCCTGCTATCTAATAAATCGTTTGGAAATATAGCTTGAGATTTCATATGTTTTTTTAAATCTAAAGCAAAAACACCACCTAAATCTAAAAAAGTACCTCCAGCAGAACCTCCAAATTCATAAGTACCAGATGGTTCAACACCTCCAATAAAATCAACACTTAATTCTGCGTCAAAATCATTAACAGAATCTACTAAACCTGAGCCAGATAAAGTTAGAGAATTTGATGCACTATCAAAAGCTGTACTTGTTTTTGTTCCTTGAAATTTTGGGTTATCTTGATCTTCTCTTCTTGTTTGTGTAACTAAAGCTGGTAAAGGGTCAGGTGGGTCAATAATCACAGATGTTTCTCCAGTACTAAATCGACCACCATCGTCTTGTGACCTAAGTATTACTTCACCAGCTAATATTGGAATTTCAGCAGAACTTGTGTTTCCAGAAACAGCAGTAACAAGGTCAGTAGCATTAGAAAAAGTACCATTTCCACTTGTGTCTGGCGTATGCCTGATAAAAATACGTCCTCCAGCGATTACATCCGCCTCTGTAACAGGAGTCCATCTAAGCCTTGCAAGTTTATCTGTTAAAGGTTCATAAGTTAGATTTGAAATATTTTGAGGTGGTGCTGTTTTTCCTACAGCTTCAAATGTTGTCTCAGCAGCAGTTCTCGATGGTTGTCCAAGACTATTAAAACTAAATACTCTAAATTCATATGTACCGACATCTGTATTAAATATTTCAACATTACTTGATGGACTTTCAATAGTTTTAAAATCTCCATTATTAGCTCTATATTGAACCTGATATCTTGACACACCAGCTTGAGGTTGCCAATCAAGAATAATTTTTGGAACAGCAGTGCCATTAATAATTACAATTTTTTCTGAAGCTGATAATCCCTCTGGTGGGTTTTTTACTTCAGTAAGAGTTGTAATATTTCTTGTCGGTAATGCTGTGCCATCTTCTACAAAGGCATATTTATCAGAATTATGAACTAAAGCTGTAATTCCAAAAGTTTTATTTTCATTTTCTTTTACATTTATAACTCTCCAAGTTGTAGTCTCAAGGCTTGAAGTTTCTAAAATGTAAGGTGCATGTTCATTTGGTGCGGTACTGAATGCAGAAGATACAGTTATGGTTGTCCCTGATATGGCACTTATTGTTTTTTGTTCAAGAGAGCCATCTGGCAAAATTACTGAAATTGTAGGGCTATCAGAAATACTTGGAATATCTGTATTATCAGAATCGTCTAGTACTACTGTTGTTGTATTAGTGACGCTTTTTAACAACCCTCCACGCCTTACACCAGCTTTTAATCTGTCAGAAACTTCTATTACATCACCACATCGCACCAGTACACCAGCAGCCGCAGTTGTTGTAAAAGAACAAGTTTCCCCAGCATTTTGTTCATTGTATAAGAACCAACGTCCTAATCTTCTTGCCTGATTGCGGCTAGTTGTTGCAAAAGCTTTAATATTTTTTATGACAACACCGTACTTAGCTTGAGTTGCGGCATCAGCCTCTACAGTCTCAATATCTATTTCTTGTGTGGTCATATCAAAATAACTCACATTTATAACTGTGTGTCTAGTTTTTAAACTTGAGCCAGCATATAAAAAACCCTCTTCAGTGACGTTTGCATTTGTAAAAATGTAAGAAGCCGCTTTTGGTGCATCTTGAGATATAGCAATACCTCCAGCAGAATAAAAGGGCATAACTCTCATTACAGAACAAAGTGAATTAATTAATGTATAGGCCTCTTGTTGCTGTGTGATATTTACGTTACAACTGAATCTTGGTTCTGTAGAGCCGTCACCATTACCAGCATCTACAGATTCACCGCAATATTCACTTACAGTTTTAAAAGAAAATTTATCAAGATTTGATTCTGGAATAGAACATCCAGCCCTAGTATCTATAAGCAAATCGTAAAGAATCCATGCTGGGTCTGTTGTCCACTCTTTATCTGTTTTAAAAGTTCCGTTAAATGTACCAGCATATGTAATTGCACCTGTCTGCAAATTAACAGTTGCATTATGTGGAATTTTTACCTTACGTCCTCTAATCCTATAAACTCTTTTGGGTATTCTAGGAAACTGTTCAGCATTAAATCTTAATGCAACGTGAGCCGTATCTGGATATGCGTTTTGTTCAAAAATTATATTAGTTGCTTGATTAAATTGAAAAGCATTTACTAAATTTGAGTCTGTGCTATCTGCTGTTACTCTTTCAACTCTTATAGCTACTGGAAAAGAGGTTGTTGATTTTAATTTAATTATATAATCTCTAAAATAAGCATTTGTTGATCTTCCTTTTACAGTGTCATCAATAACAGTTGTTGTTGTGCCGTCATTTTCTATTGTTTTAATTATTAAATTTACTTCTACTCCGTTTATGTCTCCGTTATCTTCAAATTTTTGCATAGAAGGAAATCTTAAAGTAACTCTGACTGCATTAATATTTGATTGCGTAACAGTATGAGTAACAGGATTTGAGGTAGTAACAGTTGTACCAATTACAGTCTCAGTTTCAATATTTGAAATGCCTTCAATAAATGTCTGACTAGCTGTTCCAAGTCTGAAGTCAAAACCTACATCTTTGAAGTTAAAGTCACTATCTTGTGGTGCTGTATTGCTTGCGGCTTCCTGTAAAACTTGAGTGCCATTTAAAAATATATCTTTTTTAAAAGCATTGAAATATGCAGTTGATGTCTTATCTGTAATACTAGCCTTAGATGCTGTTGCTGATCCCTCCAGTTCTCCCTCCCCAAGCAATTCCACAATTGTATTAAATTGCTTTGAAGATAACGCACCACTAGGTAAATCAGGATTATTAAAAACTGTATTTTCATTAAATTCTTGAATAGCCATCAGTTGTTACCCTCTACCTGTACAGTATCAACACCATTTGAAACCACAATAGATCCAACCAAGATTTCTCCATAAACTAAATTAACTGGAACACCAGCATTACTTATATTTGTCAGCCCTGTAAAAGAATAGTTTGAAGCTAAAGCTGCTGGGTCTAAACTATCTTGCCCTGTTGGACTTAAATTATTTTGTTGTGGGGTAAGCATTGATGTGACTCCATCAATAAGCATATTCGTACCAATGACACCTAAAACTGTTGAGATTAAATTAGCCCCAATAAATCCCCCTATCTTTGGCGCTGCAAATTTTAAAGCCGCACCAATAATAAAATTAAAGAAATTTCCATGAACAACAGGAATAATTTTTATATCATCTTCAATATTTAAATTTAGTAAATCCTCTGTAATTATTTTTGCACCTACTCTTATTGTGTAAAACTGTTGTGCCATATGTTGCTCTATACCTTTAAAATTACAAACCAAAAAACTTATTGCTTCTCTAGGTGTATTAAGATCAACTTCAAATTCAGATTGACCTAAAAATTTCCTTAAAGTACCATAAACTTTTATTTTTTTAAGCATCTATTTCGTCTGGATTTAATACTGCTATTTTATCCGATTTGGGAGAAATAAGATAAAAAGTTATATCTATAGATTTACAACTATATTTGTCAGCGTTAGAAAATTCCAATATATCTTGCGGATGACTATGTACAATTCCTGTTATTTGATCTACAGCATCTTCTACATTTGCATAATCAACAGGATCAATAACAAAAGATTCTAGTTTTAATTCAGTGGATATATTTTTACAAGGATAATATTTTTCTTTATTATTTAACTTTCCAACAATTCCACAAGATTCTTCTGGGTCACATTTCTTTGCATGGTTTATTGCATCTTGTTTCCAAGAATAAGTCATTATCTATTAATAAAAGTACCAACACCAGCAAAGTCATTCCTTGTTACTTGTCGTTTTGGAATTTTTTTGTTTGCTTGATCTAAAGCACCCACCAACTCAAATTGAACAAGCTCTCTTGATTCACTTGTTTTTCTATCAATAAAAAATATTTCTTGTGGTAATTCATTTGATGATGGTGTACCGAAGGGATTATTATTACTTGGAAAATTTGCAGCGTCAAGTTCACTTGCGTGGGTTGTTATTCTTGTTATTTTGGCATCTGCTAAATCATTATGAGGAGTAGTTAAATTAACAATAATCATCAAATCAGTAACAGTTATAACAGAGCCACTTCTTGTTATACCGCCCAAATTTGCAACTGTTAAAGTGGGTCTGGGGACTTGACCTTTTCCAGTAAATTCAGCACCTTCAAATGTTATGGGAAATCGTTGATATGTGTTGCCTTGCCATATTATTTCTGCATTACTATTCATATTAGAACCAGCGTGAAATCTATATGTTGTAGGAACATTAGATGGGTTGCCTGTCGCATAATGCAAGCCCTCAACAAGCTCCATTACAAAAAGTTCTATTCTTGCACTTGGATTAAGTTTTTGTAATTCAGATACAGGAATAGCCATTAGGGTTCTGCTACTTGTTCAAACGTAAAATTCATTGTAACCCTGTTGTTTAGAATTGCCGTTCTCGATCTTCTAGTGCAAACAAACTTTAGAGCCGATGAATGATGAGGTGGGGTAAAGTCAAAAGCATCTTGATCATCAAAACGAGCATCTAAAAAAGTGTCAATTGTTGTCGCATCTGTTGTAGAGACATTAAAAGTTAAAGATAAATTTATTAATCTTTTATTTGCTGGTAATCCTTGTACAAATCTTTGTTCATATCCATCACCAAGTTTTATTCTCAAACTGTCTTGTTCAACAGTTTCTTGAGTACTGTATTGAGGTGTAATACTTGGAAAAGTTGCCATTATGCTAATAAACCTCCAGCACGTTTTTGTTTAATAAGCTCTGTTTGAATTGCAATTGCGATTTGATTACCAAGCTGATTTGCATTTGCATTGTTACCAGATACA